CTTGTAATTTATCAACGGTATCAGCAACTTGTTTAATTAAGTTACCTGCAACTTCATAGGCACGTGGGTGTTGACTTTCGTTTGCAATATCAAGTATGCCTTGTATTGCGTCTTGTCCTCTTTCAATAAGATTGTAGTAATTTTCTCTACTATATTTGTAATCGTTATCAACGTCTTCTTTTTCTTTATCTTCCAACCTAGGAACAGGTGGAGTAAATTCTTTTTTAACAACAGCTTTAGTTGCAGGTTTATTATCCGTTGAGATACCTAGGGCTTCGTTTATCTTTTCGTCTATGCTCATAATTATTCATCACTATCCGTAGTCTGGTTATATGTTTTCGAGTCTGCAAAATTTGTTATAGTTGTTGTAAATCCAAAATCATCATCACCGTCAGCTGATGTAGGATTTGGCACAATAACTATTCTTTCTTCTCTTGTTGATCCAGTTGCTGTATCTGTAAATATATCTGCTGTAGTTTCTTTAATAACTTTAGCAGCATACACAGGACCATACAGATAAGTTTTAGCAGTAAATCCTAAAGTATAATTTACAGCACGTCTTGTTGTAAAAGAACCATCGTAAGTATCTTCATAGTTAACACTATTTAGTGTTATCGGAACATCACGTTTTATTCCCATCTCTGGTATCGCATTAATCGTTACCGTATAGTCAGGTTGAAAGTAAGGTAATATTTGTTCTACAATCTGTAAACCACCTTCAGCAGTTGCTGTAAATGAATATAAATTAAAAGATATATTGTAAGGTACAGGATTGTATTGATAGTATTGTTGACCAGCGTCTGTGGCATGTGTCTTCTTAAACTTACCTACACGTTGTAGTTTACGAGAGGCGTCATAAGAAATACCTGAAATCTCAAAACCCATACGAGGTAAAGAAACTGCCATCTCTCTTTTATCCAAATTAGGTTGTTGTTCTAATCTTGTTAAAAACTTTTCTTTAGGCGAATATGATAAAGGTACTTTTACTCTTTGTATTACAGAGCCATCGGCGTCTGTTCTATGAATAATTATGTTGTTGAATATTGTGCCAAAAGCAACAACAACTTTTCTCATTGACTCATGGTAAAATCGTCTTCCGAACATTATACTTGACCCTCATCTATTTCACCAAAAGGGTTTCTTTCTGTGAAATCTAATATATCATCTGCCGTACTAGCAGTACCAAATCCTGCGTCTGCTTCATACGTAGCGTTATCAGCGTAATCTCTTGTTTGTGTTGCCAAGTTAACATCAACATGACTTTCTAATAATAAGTAATCGTAATTTTTCAATACCGTATCTGTAGTTTCTAATAAGAAACCTGTACCATCTTCTTGTACTAATTGATGTTGTAATTGATCAATAGATAAATGATCTTCAGCAACGTCAATTTCTGATCTACCAGTATCAATTTTTTCTGAACTATACTCAAATCTAGTTGTCTTTAATTTGTAAACAGGTAAGTTACCTAATTGAAAGAATGGTTCCTGATCTTCTACAAATTGTATCTCAAAAAAACTATTCATCAAAGGTACATAAATTAAATCACCTTCGTTAGGTCTACCATCTACAATCTGTACTGCTTGATTATCAACTTGATTTTGCCATCTTCTTTTTGCAATGACAAATGTTGTATCTTCTCTAATTTCTAAACCAAATTTAGATACTAATTCTTGTTCGCCAGCAAAGCCTTCAGTTGTTTCAATATACATTTCTAACATGTATGATTGATCAAATTTAGAAATAGTATCTTCTCCTAAAACTAAATCTTTGTTGACTAATGTTCTTGGTAAATAAAAACAATCTTGGCCGTATATTTTTAGACCTTCTATGATTAAATCTTCATGTAGTCTTTTTTCAGCGTCATTACCTATCCCATTGCCACTTTGAAAATAATGATTTACAGGCATGGTATTATCCTATCATGTACGTTACAGGCGTTTCGTAAGTGCCTCTTATTTCTTCTTCTAACTTTCTTATATCATCTTGTGCTTCTGAAAATATTTGTTGTCCATTAAGTGTAACACCACCTAACATTGCAACACCATTGAATTTAGATAAGTTAGCACCCCATTGTCTTTTAATTAATGCTGTAGTGTATCTTTTTAAATATATGTCGTTATAAACGTCTGTCATAACGGTAGGGTCTAGTTTTCTAAAACATTCAATAACAAGATACTCTCCTACAGATATGTCTGTTTTCCAGTCCATATCTACAAATAGTTTGTTATTGTATTGATTAAATCTAACAGGTTTTTCACCTACTAGTATGTGGTCTAAAAAGTCTAAATGTCTTAATACCATATCATAGTGTATAATACTTGTAGATGAAAAATCATACAAGTCATTTAATCTTAACTGGTATCTAATATCAAATAAGTTTTGATTACCTCTATTTGATAATGGGAATATTCTTGTAACTGCTAGTACAGCTTCAGGTACAACGATAAAGTTGTTTGCTTCTGTCCATGCAGTAGTAACTGAATTTTTAGTAATACTTGAAGCAGTATCACCATCAGGTGACTTCATTCTGTCAACATCTGCTTGAGTTACTTTATATTTAAGGTATGTTCTCTCAACGCCATCATAGTGATATTGAGCAAAGTATTGTAACGCCTCATCAATTCTATCTTCAGCCTGATCGTCATCCACGTTGATTTCAATTACAGGTTTCCCTAGTGTTCGTAAAGCGTATTGTTTTAATTGTTCTCTAGTTGCTGGGTTGGCCATATTAATCCTTTATACTATTTATACGATTATTAGGCGTTGCGAAGACGCAATTATGGTGTGTCTAAAAATCGGTTTAGATTAATTGATTATTAACTTGCAGAACCAACAATTGTCTTAACAGCAGATCCAGATGAATCATTAATTACTAATGTTACAGCACTAGCAAAGTGTGAAGATGTTATACCAGAAATTGTGTTATTTCCAGCAACAATTGTTTTGTTTGTCAAAGTTTTAGTATTATCTGTTGAGATAATATCAGAACCACCCAATGTAGCAGTAGTTGCTTCTAAATTTGCAACTAATGTAGCAACAGCATAACCAGTACCACTAGTGTTTACGGTTGTTGTTGGTGCAGCCTGATTGTCTTTAAACAATTTGAACTTACCATCACCAGCGTCCCTAAACATACCAGCATACAAGTCTTGTGATCCAGATGTATCGTACAATCCATAGAATCCAATGTCAACTGCGTCTGAACTATTGTTTCCAGTTGCAAGGTTGATTAATGGATCTTCTACTGCCAATGTAGCAGTATTAACCGTAGTTGTATCACCAGATACCGTTAAGTTACCAGAGATTGTAACGTTGTTAGGTAATCCAATAGTTACCGTTCCTGAACTTTCAGAAACTTCAACTTCGTTAGTAGTTCCAGCAAACGTCATTGTTCCGCCTAGAGCAACTGCTGTAGTATTAGAACCATCTGAAACCGTAATTGCAGAATTACTTAATGATGAATTACCAATATTAGATAATGTGTTTGCAGAACCTGATATTGTTTTGTTCGTTAATGTCTGTGTTGCAGCCAATCCAGCAAAACTTTCAGATTGTAGAGCAGTGTTAAATTCTGCTAAACTACCTGTTACCGTGTTACTTGCCAAATCAATTGTTTTGTTTGTCAACGTTGAAGCGTGAGCATCCATAGTGACTTGGTCGTTTCCAGTTAACAATGGAAGAGTAACTGTTCTGTCAGCCGCCAATTCACTTACAGCGATCACATATTGATGATCAGCTGATGAGTCATTGATTTGTGGTGTTGTTAATACAGGACTTGTTAAAGTCTTATTAGTTAAAGTTTGTGATCCTGTTAAAGTTGCAACCGTTGAATCTATAGCAAGTGTAACCGTAGTTCCTGAAGCACTTGAATCTAATCCAGTACCACCAGCGATTGTTAGTGTTTCTGAACCTAAAGCAACATCAATTGTTCCAGAACCAGTTGTGATATCCAAATCTTGTGCTGTGTCTTGTGAGTCAACGTATGCTTTAATAGATTGTTGCGTTGCAAGTTGAGTAGCACTATTTGAAGCCATATTGTCTTCATCTAGTATAGCAGAACCTGAAACTGCTGTATTTAATACAGCACTTGTTAATGTTTTATTTTGTAATTCGTCTGTAGTATCTTTTAAAACCACAGTACCTGTTGCGTTAGGTAATGATATTGTTCTATCAGCAGTTGGATCAACCGTTGTTAATGTAGTTTCGTGTGCGTCATCTGTTGCACCTTCAAATACAAAACTATTTTGAATACTGATTGTTGTTGAGTCAACCGTTGTAGTTGTACCAGAAACCGTTAAGTTACCAGATATAACAACATTATCATCTAACGTTGTTGTTCCACCAGCTGAGTCAATTGTAAGATTTCCTGAAGACGTATCTATTTCGCCTGCAGCTGTCTTACCTAACTGAATATTTCCTTGTAAGTTACCAACAGTAGCACCACCTGCAGTAGAACCATCGTGTAAGATAACTTTGTTTAAAGTTGTATCTACCGTTAATTCACCAACTGATCCTGTATAGGACGCATTTTCAGCAGTAGTACCTCTTCGTAATTGTAAAATTGTTGGCATTGTTATTCTCTCCCTTTTATTAACAAACTAATATTATTTATATAAATTAGTTATTTAACTCCCATTTTTACTTGTTTATTTTTATGCAACACTTCCGAAATCTATCGTTAATAAGTGAGCATAATTCATATTATCTGTTGTATTTACTGATAACACTACGCCAAAATGATCTACAGGAGTGGTTTGAGGTTTAGTTTCTCCACCACCTAAATCAACATTATCTTTTAAACCAGATAGTTTATCTTTATCAGTTGCAAAATGTAATCTGTCAGATTTTAAATCTGCCAAGTCTTTTTGTAATGTATTTCCTATGTAAGCCATCTTTTATTCCTAGTCTGATATGTCATCTACTACACTTACCCAACAATCAACTGAACTAGCTGTATCTGAAACGACTTTTAAATCGTCACCACTTTTTACTACATACTTAGCTCCACCGTCTATTAGTTGTAAAGTAGATCCTGCCTGTATCGGCGCATTTTTAATTAAATACACGTCATTTGAAGAATCAGCGTCATTAATATATACATCTACAAAAACTTGTGCGTTTGTGGTATTTGATATACCCACACCAATAATAGTATCGTAACTATTTGCCGTATAAACGGTATTAGCTGTCAACCCTACGTTTCTTGCTGTGAATCTTCTAAAATTTTGTGCCATTTTTTAATCTCTCTATATTTATATATTTATAATGCAATTGCCATCGCAATAGCAAAACCTTTCGTTGCTTTATTATCTATTTGTGTTTGAATTGCACTTGAAACACCATCTAAATAACCAATTTCTGTAGATGTTACATCACTTACAGAAACATCACCATTTCCGTCAGATACTAAAGCACGTGAAGCAGTTAAATCTGCCATCTTACTAAATGCGATTGCAGCTGATGATTTAATATCAGCGTTAACTATATTAGTAATTGTGTTGTTATCAGAGTCAATAGTTTTATTAGTTAAAGTCTGTGAAGCAGTTAATAATGCAATAGAAGCAGTATTAGATAAATCTGTTGAAGCAATTGATATATTACCTGTTCCATCAAAAGCTTGTCCTGCAATATTTCTACTTGTTTCTAACGCAGTAGCCGTTGCAGCGTTTCCTGTTGTATCTTGTGATCCAGATGTATTGACACCTGGTAAGTTGATGTTTGCAGTACCATCAAATGATACTCCACCAATTGTTCTAGCGTTTTGTAAAGCAGTCGCTGTTGCAGCGTTACCTGTTGCTGAACCAGCACTACCTGAAACGTTACCTGTTACATTACCAGTTACGTTACCTTCTAAATTAGCAACTAACGTACCAGTTGTTACGGTTAAATTTCCTGTTGATGATCCTGTGAATGAACCAGTTCCTACTTTGAACTTATCATCACTTTCGTCAAATCCTATAAATGCGTTATCAGCACTACCTCTTTCAATAACTATACCAGCGTCATTAGCAGGAGTACCTGAAGTACCATTTCCTAATTCTAACAATGCGTCTGATACGGTTGTATTAGTTGTAGATACGGTAGTTGTTGTACCATTTACCGTTAAGTCACCTGTGATTGTAGCGTCACCTGCAACTGATAAACTTGTACCATTTAATAATTGTAAACTATCTGATCTTAACCTTGCAGTAATTGTTTGTGATCCTGCTTTTACGTTTGCAAATTCTATTAAACCATCTTCACTACCATCAGAAGCGTCTTGTATTTTACCAGTGATTTTAGCATAAGTTTGTTCTTGGTCAGCGTCATTCTCACCTACAAATTTAATCTGCCCCATGTAGTCTGCGTCTGCAATACTACTACTATTTCTTTTTAAGTTAATAGTAGGACCAGCCGTTGAACTATTTTCGGTTGTTGTAATATTTAATACATCACCTGTACTTGTAGATGTTAATGATAAAGTACCTGCAATACTAGCATTACCTGTACCAGAGAAAGCATTAATAGTTGGACTAGTTAATGTTTTATTAGTTAAAGTTTGTGTAGCAGTATTTAATGTGATAGCACTTGTGTTTGATAAATCTGTTGAAGCAATAGTAATGTTGCCTGTACCATCAAAACTTTGACCTGCAATTGTTCTTGCTGTTTCTAATGCAGTTGCTGTGTCAGCATTACCTGTGACATCACCAGTAATATTACCAGTAAATGTACCAGCGATTGCACCAGTACCTGTGATTGTAGGACTAGTTAATGTTTTGTTTGTTAAAGTTTGTGTTGCGTCATTTAAAGTAATATTTGACGTGTTAGATAAATCTGTTGAAGCAATAGTTATGTTTGCACTACCATCAAATGATTGACCAGCGATTGTTCTAGCAGTTTCTAATGCAGTAGCAGTAGCTGCGTTTCCTGTAGTGTCTTGGTTTAAAGTACCTATAACTAAATCTATTGTACCATCACCATCTTGGTAAGTTGCTGTGATATTTGTTTCAGTATTAGAACTGAACATTGCACCAACTGTATCTTGTATTACTTCAGATAAATCAATATTTGCTGTACCATCAAAACTTACTCCATGAATAGTACGAGCATTTGCAAGAGCAGTTGCTGTAGCAGCTAAATTAACAGCGATGTTTGCTGTACCATCAAATGATGTT